TTCTGAAGTAGAAACAGTAGCTGACGATTTAAATGAAACGACATCTGAAATTGAAGTTGTAGCAGGTGCTATAACTAATGTTGATAATGTTGGTAACTCAATTGGTAATGTTAATTCGGTAGCAGGAGCTATAACTAATATTAATAATTTAAATGCTACAAATGTAATTTCTAATATTGGAACAGTAGCAGGAATATCTAGTGCAGTATCAAGTGTTGCAGGTATATCTTCAGCAGTATCAGCAGTTAATTCTAATGCAACCAATATTAATGCTGTTAACTCTAATGCGTCAAACATTAACACAGTTGCTGGAAATAACTCTAATATAAATACAGTAGCAGGTGATGCTACAGAAATAAATACTGTTGCTGGATTATCATCAACAATTACAGCTGTAAATAACAATTCATCAAATATTAATTCTGTTCACTCTAATGCGTCTAATATTAATGCAGCAGTTTCAAATGCTTCTAATATTAATACTGTTGCTGGAATTTCTAGCAATGTAACAAGTGTAGCAAATGCAGTATCTGCTATTAATACAGTTAATTCAAATTTATCAGCAGTACAAAATTTTGCAGATGTTTATAGAATTTCAAGTTCAGCACCAACATCAAGTTTAAATATTGGAGATCTATATTTTGACACAAGTGCTAACGAATTAAAAGTTTACAAATCTTCTGGTTGGGCAGCTGCAGGTTCAACAGTTAATGGTACATCAGCTAGATTTAATTACACAGCAACAGCTAATCAAACAACATTTACTGGAGCAGACACAGCAGGAAATACACTTGCATATGATGCAGGTTTTGCAGATGTTTATTTAAATGGTGTAAGATTATCAGCAGCAGATATTACAATTACTTCAGGTACTTCTGTAGTTTTAGCTTCAGGAGCAGCAGTAGGAGATATTGTAGATATAGTTGGTTATGGAACATTTAATGTTGCAGCAGTAAATGGTTCAGCAATTAACGCAGGAACAATTAACATAGATAGATTACCAAGCATTACAAATGCAAAATTAGCAGGATCAATAGCTAATAATAAATTAGCAAATAATTCAGTAACAATAAACGGATCAGCAGTAGCTTTAGGTGGTTCAGTTACAATAGCTACAGAAACTAGACCTACTGTTTCTAGTGTATCGCCTTCAACAATTACTAATAATGCAACCAATGTAACTATTACTGGACAAAATTTTGTTAGTATCCCCCAGGTAGAAGTTTTAAATCCTTCTACTGGAATTTGGTATCAAGCTAACTCTATTACTTTTACTAATGCTACAACTATAGTTGCAAACTTTACTTTAACTGTAGATGCTTCTTACAAAGTTATGGTTACTAATCCTGATACTGGTAATTCAGGAATAAGTGGATCTGCAATACTTACAGTTTCAGATGCACCTACATGGTCAACAACTGCAGGTTCTCTTGGAACATTTGCTGGAAATTTTTCTGGTACTTTAGCAACTTTAGCAGGATCTTCAGATTCAACAGTTTCTTTTACAGAAATAACGTCAAACCTAACTGGAGCAGGAGTAACTCTTAACTCATCAACAGGTGCGTTAACTACTACTGATTTTGGTGGAGCTTCCACATCTCCAACTCAATATAATTTTACTGTGCGTTTACAAGATGCTGAAGGCCAGTATGTTGATAGAAGTTTCTCTATGACATCAAGTTTTGGAGCAACAGGTGGAGGACAATTTAACTAATGGCTAGTACATATTTATATAGAACACAAGTTGCAGGAACAAGTACACAAAAAATGACTTTTTCTGCATGGGTAAAAAGAGGAGAACTAGGTTCTTATACAGGTTTATTAAATTGTTATCAAAGTGATGCAAGTAGAAATGCTATTTATTTTCAACCTGCAGATACTTTAGCTGTTTATTTTAAAACAAGTGGCTCTACTCATATTTATTATGAAACCAACAGAAAATTTAGAGATGTTAATGCTTGGTATCATATCGTAGTTAGAATAGATACTACACAAGGAAACGCATCACATAGATGTAGAATTTATATAAATGGAGAAGAAGAAACTTCTTATTCTAGTTCATCTGGTGGTTCACAAAACGCAAGTTTTTCTTGTATTAATCAAAACAATTTAGATTTAGAAGTAGGAAGAATGCAGTATGGAAGTACTGTAACTGCTTATTATACTGGTTCTATGTCTCATGTTCATTTTATAGATGGAGAAGATAGAACACCAGATTATTTTGGTTCAACAGACAGTTCAACTGGAGAATGGAAAATTAAAACAGATGTTACTGGTGTTACTTATGGAAACAATGGATTTTTTATTTTAAAAAATGATAACTCTAATTTAGATAGGTCTGGAGAAGGTCATAATCAAACTATTGGTGGTACACTTACAAAAACAGAAGATAATCCAAGTAATGTTTTTGCTACATTTAATTCTTTAATGCACTTTAGACAACCTACACCATTATTATATGGAAACACAGGTATTGAAAATGGAGATGCTCAATGGGAAAATGGTTATGGAACAATAGCTACACCAACAACAGGTAAGTTTTATGCAGAGTTTAAATATCCTGTATTTGGTGGTGGCTCTTATGGTCATGCAGGAATTGTAGCTGTTGATGATATTACAACTCAAGCGAGTGGTTATTTAAATTTTGGAGATCCTTCAAATTCTTGGAGTATATCTGTGACAGATGGTAGTGTTTATAATAGTGGTTCTAGTATTGCAACTTACAGCTCTATTTCAGCAAATGGAATTATAGGATTAGCAATAGATTGTACAAATTCAAAATTATATATTTCAGTAAATGGCACATGGCAAAATAGTGCCAACCCAAGTGCAGGAACAGGTGGTATTTCTATAACATCAAACAAAGAATATTTTGTAGGTGGTAAGGTTTATAATGCTTATCTTCATGCAAACTATGGAAATGGCTACTTCGGAACAACAGCAGTATCTAGTGCAGGAACTAACGCAAGTGGAATAGGAATATTCGAATATGATGTACCAACTGGCTTTACAGCTTTATCAACAAAAGGATTAAATTTATAATATGGCATATACTACAATTAATAAATCTACAGAGCATTTTAATACTAAACTTTATACAGGTAATGGTGGAACACAATCTATAACAGGTGTTGGATTCCAACCAGATTGGACTTGGATTAAAGATAGAGACCAAGCTAGAGAACATAAATTAACTGATGCTGTAAGAGGTGTTACAAAAGCACTAGCTACAAATAGTAATGCGTCAGAAGTAACAAATTCTGGTGGTGTAACAGCTTTTGGAACAGATGGTTTTTCTATAGGTTCTACAAGTGGTTATAATAATAATTCAGAAAATTTCGCATCATGGAACTGGAAAGCAGGAACAACTGGTTCAGGAACTACAACAGGTTCAGGAACAGGTAAAGCATATTCTTATTCTGTAAATACAACAGCAGGATTTTCTATTATTAAATATGTAGGAAATGGAACTGCAGGTCATACAATCCCACATCATTTAGGTGGAGTACCAGAATGGATTTTAGTAAAAGATTTAGATGCTACAGTTAATTGGCAAATGTATCATGTTAAAACAGGAAACGATTATACAACAGAAATAAATATTAATAACGCACCTTTTTCATCAAACAGTAGATGGAATAATACTACACCATCTTCAACTGTTGTAACTTTAGGTGATGGAAATAATACAAATAATAATAATACAAATTATATAATGTATGCTTTTACACCGAAAACTGGTTATAGCAAGTTTGGTTCTTATACTGGTAATGGAAATGCAAATGGAACATTTGTCTATACAGGATTTAAACCTTCTTTCATTATAATTATTAAAAAAGATACAGCAGAAGATAATTTTATGACAGATGGAATAAGAGAACCATATAATCCTGCAGGAGTAAAATTTTTATTATTAAATAATAATACTGCCGAAGCATCTTCAGATAAATATATAGATTTTTTAAGTAATGGTTTTAAATTAAGAGAAGCAACGGGATATCACAATGACTCACCAGACCCATATATTTATATGGCATTTGGTCAATCATTAGTAGGTTCAAACAACATACCATGTACAGCGAGGTAAATAAATAATTATGACAAAAGCAAGAGATTTAGCAAATATAATATCAGGTGGTTTTACAGAAAGCGATATACCAAACTTATCTGCATCTAAAATTACTTCTGGTCAATTTGCAGATGCAAGAATAGCAGACTTATCAGCAACTAAATTAACAGGTTCTATAGCAGACGCTAGAATACCTGCTAGTGCAGTATCTCAACACGCAACTTCTTTTGATGATAATAAAATTGTTAATGATATTTCTACTTTAGCTATTAGACAAGCATCTAACGAAAACAAAGGTGCTTACAATACTAACTCAATGTATGTTGATGTATTCCAAGATAGCACAGGAATTGCATCACACACTACATCACAAAGAAGTACAGACGAGTATGTAAATACTATATCAACTGCATCTGGTACAGATGTAACTTTACTTGATACAGGACATACTGATTCTTTAATGAGTAGTACAACAGCAGGAAGTAACAATTTTATTGCTAATGGAATGTATGTTGCACCTTTTACAAAAATTACAATTAAAACAGCACACTTTTATACTCACAATACAGGTGGTACACAATCTGGAAGATTTTATTTTACAGCAAATAATGGTGGTAATTTAGGAAATTTTCCACCTGCTATAGATAGTAACAACAGAAAAGATTGGAGTTATAATAGTGAAAGTGCAGGTACACTTTTAGGGGGTACTTTTGGAAATACTCAAATTTTTAATAATCTTACTGGTTCATCAAATTTAAAATTTTGGGCAGTTCTTGGTGGATTTGGTTCTGGTTTTGGGGGTGCGTATGCTAGAGGAAAAGCTACTGGCGATAGTACTCAATATAATTATTGGAATCCATCTGGAAATAATACAGCAACTTATCTTGGTTCTTCAGTAAAAGACGAACAAACATCTGGTGTAACAAATTCCTATGCAAGTGATGAGGTTATGGCAATGAAAGTATTAGGCGATTATGAAAAATTAGTTACTAATGCAACAGGAAACTTTATATCTAATGTAATTACAGCACCATCAAGTACATCTAAAATGGGTGCTATTATTACTTATCAAGACCACGCAGGAACTAATACTTTAAACACAGATATAGTTTTACAATTATCAGCAGACAATGGTTCTAATTTTACTACTGCTACAATGACAGCTTTACCAGACTTTGCTACTGGAATTAAGATGGCTAAAGTAAATGACTTGTCTGTGACAGCAGGAACACAATTAAAATATAAAATATCTTTTGCTAATCAAGCTAGTGGTTCTAAAGAAGCTAGAATAAGAGGTGTTTCACTTCAATACTAATGGCTAGAAAAAAAATAACACCAAAAGAGTTTAGCGAAGTCGCTACTGGTGTTAGACTTTCATCACATGAGAAACTTTGTGCTGAACGAATGAAGCATATTCAAGAAAGTATTAAAGATTTAAGTCGAGAAGTAAAATCATTAGGTTTTTTCTCTTGGGATGGCTAAGAAAAAATCTTCTCTTCTAAACAAAGAAGAGCACGAAAGTAGAAGTAGATTTAAAAAAACTTCAATATCAAAAAACCCTAGTCGAATTAAATGGTCTTCAATGAATAAACATAAAAGAAGACAACATAAAAAATAATGAAATATTTATTAATCTTATATATGTGCAGTATGAATACTGGGCAATGCCCTGAAAATCATATTTCAGGATATCAATTTAACACTCATTTTGACTGTGTAAACGCTGGATATGCTATAGCTCAAAAAACTTATAGACAATTAAGTTCTTATGAAGAGTGGGATATTGAAACAATTAATAAAGAAAAAATAGTAATTAAATTCGATTGCAAACCTATAGGTAAAGAAACATGAGAGATGCAAAAGTTTTAGAAAGTTTTAAAAAAAGAATAGAAAAAGAATTAAAAGAAAAAAATGTTTTTAAAAATCTTAGAAAAGAAGTTTCTATTAATGGTAATGGAACTAGAGGCTACCTTATAAAAGAAGGTACTAATAAAGGTAAATTTATTAAATAAATAGGAGGATGCAATGTGTTGGTTATGTAAATTAAAAAATAAACTAAAAAAACTTATATTTAAAAAATATGATGATAAATTTCATAAAGTAGAAAAATAATGTCAATAACAGAAAAAAAATTAGAACAACTTCATTCGGAACTAACGGATAAACTATTAGAAAAGGTACAAGACCCTGAAGTTAAGTCTTCAGACCTTAACGTAGCTAGACAATTCTTAAAAGATAACGGAATTGAGGCTATTGCTACAGATAATTCGCCTTTAAAGGCTCTTGTAGACGAATTACCGTTTGAAAATGATACTGACTACCCTAGAGTAGTAGATAAGCAAAATTAGACACTCTACAGCCCTTTAAAAGCTATATTATGGAAACTATACCTCCAAAACTAAAAGATTTTAGAAATTTCCTATACTTATGTTGGAAACACCTAAATTTACCTAAACCAACGCCAATCCAATACGATATGGCTGATTTTATTCAAGGTAATGACCAGCGTGTTGTAATTAACGCATTTAGAGGAGTAGGTAAAAGTTGGATTACTTCTGCTTACGTATGTCATGAGTTATTATTAAATCCTCAAAAAAATATTTTAGTTATATCAGCTTCTAAAAACAGAGCTGATGACTTTAGTACATTCACTTTACGACTAATTAATGAATTAGATGTATTAGCTCACTTGAGGCCTTCGGAAAGTCAAAGACAATCCAAAGTGAGCTTTGACGTTAGACCTGCACGTGCTTCACACGCACCGTCTGTTAAATCCTTAGGGATTACTGGACAGCTTACAGGCAGTCGTAGTGACCTTGTTATTGCTGATGACGTAGAGACCCCAGTCAACTCAGCGACTATGGGTATGAGAGATAAACTGTCTACCCAAGTAAAAGAGTTTGAAAGTATTATCAAACCACAGGGTCGAATTATTTTCTTAGGTACTCCACAAACTGAAATGAGTTTGTACAATGAGTTACCTAAAAGGGGATATAAGTTAAGAATATGGACTTCAAGATATCCTAGCATAAAACAATTAAGAGCTATGGATACTTCTTTAGCTCCTATGATTAAGCAAAAATGGACTAAAGAAAATGAAGGAGAACCAACTGACCCATTAAGATTTGATGCTACTGACTTACAAGAAAGAGAAGCATCTTATGGTCGTTCAGGTTTTAACCTACAGTTTATGTTAGACACAAGTTTGTCTGACCAAGATAAATACCCACTTAAATTAAGTGACTTAGTAGTTATGACTACTAACCCTACTACTGCTCCAGAAAAGGTTATATGGGCTTCAAGCCCTGAGTTAAGAATACAAGATATACCATGCGTAGGTTTAGCCTTAGATGGTTATTATAGACCCATGCAAACACAAGGAGACTGGCTAGAATATCAAGGAGCTGTCTTAGCGATTGACCCTAGTGGTAGAGGTAAAGATGAAACAGCTTATGCTGTTATTAAGATGTTAAATGGTAATCTATACTTAACAGATGCAGGTGGTTTAGTAGGAGGTTATACAGATAAAACCTTACAAGGTCTTGCAGATATAGCTAAGAAAGAACAAGTTAAACTTATCTTAGTTGAGGAAAACTACGGTGGTGGTATGTTTACTAAACTATTATTACCTTTTATTACTAGAACTTATCCAGTTACAATCGAAGAGATAAGACATAATACTGCTAAAGAGAAACGTATCATAGATACACTTGAGCCTTTAATACAACAACATAGACTTATAGTTAATCAAGCAGTTATACAAAAGGACTACAACTCAACTCAAGAGATGTATACAACTGAGCAAGCATTAAGATACCAGTTGTTTTATCAAATGAGTAGAATTAGTAACCAAAAAGGGTCACTAGCGTTTGACGATAGATTAGACGTACTAGCTATGGCCTGTCAATATTGGGTAGAACAACTAGCTAGAGACCAAGAACAAGCAGTTAAACAAAGAAAAGACGATATTCAAAGAGAGGAGTTTGATAGATTTTTAGACCATCAACCTTTTGCTAAACCAGTAGAAAATAAGTGGATTTAAGGCTCTTTTTAAGAGCTGAGAGATACCAGACACTATATGATATGTGGCTGGGTTAAACAGTATAACTATAGGTTATACCTAGAGTTTAGGTCATGGGTCATTACTTCTTATTATGGACTTATTAAATATAATTAATATCCACTCACTTATAGTGAAGGATGTAGATAAACCTAAGTTGACACAGAAACAACTAAAGGCCTTAAAGTGGAAGCCTACAGTTGTACCTAAGGTGTCACAACCTAAATTAGATAGTCAAGAGTATCTAAGAAATAACCTAAGGGGTTTTATGAGGTTTATGGTTGAATATCCTGATATGGAATAATTTTTATGAAATTTTCTGAAAGGGTCTACGTATATGCCCTCGAGAAAAAAACCCCCTTTGGCCTTAGTATATGTAAATTTTAGAGGGGGGTGTGTATCATTACACCAGCAATTTATTATTTATGGTAAATACATTAAGTAATTATTGGCCATGTAAAGAGACTAAAAGTATCTTGACTATATAATTTATCTAATTTTTTTGAATTTTTTCGGAGCTCGCTTGTCTTCTCTTATCTGTTTTTTTCTTTTTATAAAAACCAGTAGATTAACCATTTGATTAACATAAACGCCAGCGTAGTTATGCGTCAATCTGTCTTAGCAATGTGTAAAAAAACTACTTGAACAAGCGTATTAACTACGCTAACGTAGCCTATATATTTTTTATTAATTAACTTAGGAGGTATACATATGAAATATATAATTAATATTGCTGGTTTATTATTGGCCAGTATTTTTTTAATTCAAGGGTTTAGAGTTGATACAACTGTAGCAACACAAGTTGAATTAATTTCAGCGTTTGGCTCTTTTTTAATTGGGTTTACTATTCCAGTAGTTTTATGGAGGTTGAACTAATATGACTAAAAAACAAAAAATATTACATACAAAAACAAAAATTTTAATGGGTGTTTTTGGTGTTGACAGTGGTCAAGTTATGATTGGAGACCCTTGTTATTTAAAATATTGGAGTGATAATAATTTTAATCATAAAAGTGTTAAAATA